GTCGGCGCTGGGGCGGGGGCCGGAGCCGGCTCCGGCGCGGGGGCTGGCGCAGGGGCAGGCTCCGGCGATACGGGCGGCACGGGCGCGGGTGCGGGCGGCACAGGCGCGGGTGCGGGTGGTGTGCCGGGCTCCGGGGTCGGCGGCGCAGGGGGCACGTCGGCGAGCCGGGTGGCGACGCTGCGCATCTGGTCGGTGACCGGGGCGTCGGCGGCGAGGCCGAGCAGCTCTCGGATCTGGTCGTCGCTCACTAGCGCCTCCCGTTGATGGACATGGCTGGGATCGTCCGCGGAGGCGGGCGGTAGGTTGCCGCTATCGGCCGACAAAGCGACGATGTCGTCGATCAGGACGACCTCGCCATGGTCGGTGGCGGTGGCCGCACCCGAGTACCTCGAGGTCACGTCGGCGAGGCCCTTCACCGCTGGCGGGGTCACCCCCAGCAGGGCAAGACCCGACAGCGCCGCCCGGTAGGTGCGCCCGGCCGGGGTCTTCACACCCCAAGCGATCTCCGCCGAGCGGCGCCGGAACGCCGACCGGATCGTCGCGGCGAGCTTCGCCGGCACGTCGGTGAGGTCGGCGACAAGACTGTCACCGACACGGCGCACATTCGACAGCCAGCCGAGCGCCGGCTCGCCGTCGAAGCGAGGATCGACGTGGCCGATACGCAGCGGGGCGTGATCGACTTCGGGGTCGGAGGCGGCGGCGACCATGGCGTCGAGGTCGTCGCCGGTGATCGGCACCCGGCCCGACAGAGCGGAAGCCCAGTTCCCGACACGGACGAGTTCGACGTCCGGAATCGTCACGGTGCCGCCGTCGGTGGTCGTGGTCACCAGCGGCTCCGCTGCGAGAACACCGCCAGGAAGACGGCGACGAGCAAGACGAGCCACAGCAGCGGTGACACGGCGAGCCCGCCGCACACGGCGACCACCACCAGAATGATGACCAGCACCAAGAGCAGGTCCATCAGGTGGCAGCCCTGCCGCGTGCCCACAGCCGACCGGAGATGTACCCGTAGCCCCGGCACATCCGGCAGCGCACCCACTTGCACTCGACGTTGCCGCAGTGCCGTTCCAGGGTGCTCTCGAGGTGGCAGTCGGGGCAACAGGGGGTCATGCGCCGGCCTGGTTGACGTTCTCGGTGAGGAGCGGCCCGTCGACTGTCGGCGCCGCCGGCGGGTACGGGGTGATCTCCGCCTCAACCGCGGCGGGTGCGGGCGGCGCCGTCACCTCTGCGGCGGTCGAGTCGACGGCGGTGCTGGTGGCGGCCTCGGCTGTGAGGTCGGGCGCCTGGCCGGACGGGTGCACCAGGTCGGCGGCCGACCAGTTCGAGGGGGCGCTGTAGTCAGCCGGGTCGGGCAACCACGGGATACCGGACATGCGCTCACCGTCCCGGCGGTGGGGGCGCGGGTTGGCGCTATCCGCCCGGCGGCGTCTCCTGCCACACAGCGACGATCGTCCCCCGGCACCTGTCGCCGCCCTCGCACAGCCGGTAGCCGCCCGCCGGGTAGTCGACCCGGGCGTCGCCGATCGTCGGATACTCCCGGCCGTCGATGTCATGGCACGGCGTGCACGTCCGCTTGTCGAGCAGCTCAGACGCGTAGTAGCTCGCCGCCTTCGGGAGGTCGACCATCGCCGCCGCACGGCCGATCGTGTCGGCCTGCTGCACCACCGGCCGGGCCAACGTCCCGAGCAGCGGCTGCGGCGACAGTTGGCGCAGATCCTCGATCACCTGCTGGCGGAGACCGCCGGGCCGCACATCCGGCACCCGGTAGGCGGCATCGGCGGCGGCGGCGATCACGTCGGCGTGCGGGCCCTGAGCCAACTTCTGGGCGGCCAGGTCGAGCCGGAACTCGTCGAGCGCCCCCAACTTCACCCGGACGCCGGCCGTGTCGGCGCCCTGCGCTGCCGCCTCAGCGATAGCCCGCGCCCCGCCCTGCTGCACCGCAGCAGTGAGAGCGTCGCGGTAGCGCGCCTCCGCCGCCTGCACCAACGCCATCGCGCCGGCCACCGCGACCACGCCCTGCAGACTGTCGAGACCGAGAAGCCGAGCGGCCACAGCGACATTGACCGGCTGCGCCCCCGGGCTCGCCTCCACCGCCGCCAGGTCCGCGTCCAGCAGGCCGATGAACACCGCCCGGTCAGCCTCCAGATGCTTAGCGACTGCGGCGGCGGTCTCGTCGACGGATGCCTCGAGGCCGGCGAAGTCGGTGCGCGCCCGCACCTCCCACGGGAACAGGGCACGAGTTACGTCCGGGGGCACTACCCCGGAGGCTACGTCCGCCCGGCGCACCTCGAGCTCCCCGGCGAGCCACGCCACCGCCGACTGGGGGTTCACGGCCACACGTCCCGGCGTTTCCCGACCGCCGTCTCATGGCCAGCGAGGCAGGCGCGGGCGTGGCGGCGGGCGTCGACAGCAGCAGGCTGCTCTTGGGCCGACGCGGCTACCAGCCGGCGGAGAGCGTCGGCGAGCACGTCGGCGTCAGCTTCGGCGATCACCGCCCGCCGTCGCCACACAGAGACGGCCGGGTCAGCGTCCACGGCGGCGGGCTACCGCTGCCCGCATCCGGGCGAGCCGCCCCGCGGTCTCGTCGACCGTCTCCACCCTGCCAACCACAGCGGGGCGTGGCGCCGAATGCGACGACCCGCCGCCGACAGGGATGGCGATGGTGTCCTCGACCGGGGCGGGTGGTGCCTGCTCGCCGCCGGGCGCTTCCGCGGGGTCCGAGGGTGGCATCCCGAACTGCTTACGGGTGAACGCCTCCAGCGGCTCGTCCGGGTGAACCACGCCCGCGGTGACCAGCGTGGCGATCGCCTCCGCGGTCAGCGGCGCCTGCGGGGTGATCGAATCGGCGGCGACCTCCGGATACGCCTCGTCGGGACCGAAGTTCAGTTCGACCAGCGGCCTAACCACATCCTCGGTGAACGTCTCCTCCAGGTCGGCGATGACGGCGTTGAGGGCGATGGTGAAGAAGTCGACGAAGGTGTCGCCGAGGCTCCGGGCCCCGTTGTCGTGGCCGAGATCGAGGAACATGGCGAGCACCGACCGGGCGATTTCCTGGCCGTGGTAGGCGAGCTGCGGCATCGGGTCGACGGTCTGACCGTCGACGCCCACCAGCCGGAAGTTCGACCCGGCCGGCATGCTGATGCCGGACATGTCGCCGGCACGCACCTGGCCCATGGCCCGCATGTTCGCCTCACGGTCACCGTCGGGGCCGTGCTCGGCGGAGGGGATTCCCATCCCGTTCCGTTCGACGATCATCACGCCGAGCCGCTCGAGCTGGTCCTTCATGAACCAGTGCTTGTAGGCAGCACGCAGGATGGACTGGCCGGTCCAGTCGGAGCCTTCCCGGTCGTTGATCACCGGGACGAGCCGGTCACGGCCGATGGTGACGGTGGTGGCTTTCCCGTCGTTGAACACCTGCTGGGAGATCGAGGCAAGGTCGCCGGAAGCGTCGATGTCGAAGCCGGCGATGGTGCGGGGCAGGATCGGCGCCAGCTTGCCGAGGTGGGCGTACACGCCGGGCGGCAGCGTCGAGCCGGGTGCTGGTGGCTGCAGGGTGTAGACGGGCTCGAAGAACATGTGCCCGAACGGCAGGGCCAGCAGGGCGTGGCGGAGCACCATGTCCCACGACACGCCCTGACCGCGGCGCCTGCGACGGCTGTCGCCGGCCTCGACGAGGCCGAGGTTGGTGCGCACGAAGTCGAGCACCTCGGGGCGGATGTCGGGGCTGTCGACGACGTGCCAGCCGGTGCCACGGATCGGCATGCTCGAGGCGCGCAGCACGCTGGCGCACTTGCCGTCCTTGCGCATCCGGTCGTAGACGATCACTGAGCCCGGCCAGCGCAGGTCGGGGCTGTCCTCGGAGAGCTCCTGCACGAACCCCTGGGATGACCAGGTGCCGCCTGCTGACTGCTGGCGGGTCAGCGCAGCAGGGAACGGGCCGGGCACACCCAAGTGGTGCCCGTGTGCGCGGCGCAGGTTGCCGCTATGTTGCGGCCATGGGGCGGTCGCGAAGCGAAGTCAGGTCCGCAGGCCAGTGGGCCGACGATCCGGCCTACTGGACTCAGTACGACGCCGCCCGACGCTCGAGCGGCGACCTCCGGGCGGTCAAGGCGCTAGCCGTGGTTGTTGCCCTGGTCGTTGGAGTGCTGCTGCTCGCCCTCGGGATGGGCGTGCACTTCTAGAACACCCGGTCACGCATGCCGGCGGTGACCCCGTAGGCGCCGCCGCTGCGCTGCACGCCTGCGTTGTTGCGCTTGCCGAGCAGCAGGTACAGCAGGTAGCGGAGGGCGTCGTAGGCGTGATCCTCGGCGTGGGTGTCGACGTCCTCGGGGTTGACCTTCGAGCGGGGCAGGCCGCCGAGCTGGCGGATCAGGTTCGGGCAGGTGTCGTAGACCAGCAGACGGGGCATCCCGTCGGCCCGGACCCGGAGGGCGTCGTGCACCAGGCGGACGCCGCCGATCCGGTCGTTCTGGGCCTTCACCACCGACACGCCGACGGCGGCGTAGTCGGCGGCGATGCTCTTCGGCGGGACGCCCGGCCGGCGTGGCGCTGTCGCGTAGGCCGTCCAGCAGGCGGGGTCGAGCGCAGTGGTCGTCCCTTGCCGCTCCGACGGTGACTCGGAGGCGAGGATCAGCTTCGCTTGCTCATCGGGGGTCAGCCCCGCCTTGTAGAGCTCCCGGTAGACGACGACCAGGTCATCGGTGAGTTTCGCCCCCCATAGGCAGCAGAACGGCGCCGACATGCCGTAGTCCACCCCGCGGCCCCGCACCACCGCTGCGCCGACCGGGACCGGCACCTGCTCGGGTGAGACGACGTGCACGCTGCGCCGCCACGTCTCGGAGAACATCAGGCCGCCCCCGGCGTCCCAGTCGCCCTCGGCGAGCTGGCGGCGTCGAACCGGATCGGGGTCGGCGGCCAGGTCATTCCAGTACGACCGGTTGATGTGCGAGGACCTCTCGCCGCGCACGAAGCGGATGTACCTGCCCGTCAGCTCCCCGGTCTCGGGGTCACGCATCGGCTCGTTGGTCTCGGGGTCGAGCTCGTGGTACACCTCGGCGCCCATGCGGGTGCGGTCCACGTAGCGTTCCTTGAGGTCGGCGTGGCCGACGTCGCCGGGGTTGAACGTCGAGCGGATGCCCAGCTCGGGCAGGCCGACACGGCCGGAGCGGATGCGGGTGCGCAGGTACTGGGCGATGCCGGGGCCGACCTGCTGGCGCTCGTCGATGCCGACCCACTGGTACTCGCCGCCCTGACGCCGTGTCACGTCGACCATGTTCTCGGCGTAACGGAAGACGATGAAGCTGCCGTTGGCGAAGCGCAGCTCAGGTGGCGGGCTGTCGCGGTAGCGGGCCCCGAAGTGCTCGCGCAGCGGGTCTTGCATGAGCACGACCTTCTCCAGGATCGACTCCCGCAGCTCGTCGTAGCTGCGCCGGAAGATGCCCGCCTTGATGCCGGGATGGTCGACGCACGCCTTGATGCCGTCCATCAGCAGCGCCATGGACTTGCCGGCGCCGGCGATGCCGCCGTAGCCGACGTCGAACTCCGTGGCGGCGTGGAACCGTTGCTGGGCCGGGTCGGGTGTGTAGCCGCACAGGCCGAACACGTCGATGTCGGGCGGGTCGAGCAGGTCGGCGGCCAGGCGGAGCGGGTCGACGACGGTCACCGGCGCCCATGCGTGCGGGTGCATGAGCGTGCAGCACTTCGTAGCGTCTCAACGCACCCGACCAGGATCTGCATGGCGACTCCGCTGCTGCATACAGCACCTTGCGTATCTTCGATGCTCGACACGGCATGCCGAGCGCCTGTAATCACCATTATCGGCGTCAGCGTCACGCTCCCACCTCGCTCGTCGCCACAGTGATCGCCCGCAGATGCCGCCCCGCCAGCCGGCGGCCCTGCTCCCGCTGCTCACGCGACAGCCCCAGCTCCGGGTCGTCGAGGAGAGCCATCACGGCACGGGCCATCATCTCGGCCGTCGCCTCCTGCAGCCGCACCGTCCGCTCAGCCAAGCCAGCCTTGATCGCCGCCGCCGAGTACGACACCAGCCGGTCGCACCACACCCGGTACAGCTCGGCCACAGCGTGCTCACGCTGGCCGTCCTGACCCCACTGGGTCAACGTCTCACCCAGGTCACCCACCAGCGAACGGAGCACCACGACATTGCCGGCCGCCTCGCGCACCATCCCGACCAGCTGCTCCGCCGGATCGGCGGCATCGACCGGAACGCCCAACCGGCGCAGCTCGAGCTGAGCCATCCCCACCGTCGCCGCCTTCCGCTGCCCCGGCGTGTTCCCGCCGTGCAGCTTGCACCGACCGACACCCGGATGATCCGTTCCCCACCCTGCCGGACGCTCACAGGTGCCCTCACCCTGACGCTTCTTCGCCCCGCAAGGATCAAGACGCTGACGGCCCGAGCCGTTGGTCATGACGCCGGTCACCGCACGGCCCGGAGCTTCGCCGACCTGGCCAGCAGGCGGCGGCGGGCAAGGCGGCACTCCCTCGAGCAGAGGGCGTCGCGGCGTTGGTGGCGGCTGTCGGCGATGAACCGCCGCCGGCATGCGGGGTTGCCGCAGATGCGTACGACGGGGAGGACGCCTCGGGCGATCATGTCGGTGCGGATGGCGGTGCGTTGTTTGGCGGTCTTGCCGCCGTAGATGCCTCGGTCGGCGGCCCGGTCGTTGATGAGGGCGTAGAGGAGGCATTGGCGGTTGACGGGGCAGGTGCCGCAGATGCGGATGGCTTCGCGGGTGCGGGGGTGGGTGGCGCTGCCGCCGCCTTGGTCTGGGAACCAGTTGGCTTGGGTGGGGGGGATTCCGGCGCAGGCGGCGTCGGTTTGCCATTGGCCGTCGAGGATGGC